TATGGGTGATGACCTAGAAGGCGAACTAGATGGAGAAATGGACGATGAAATGGGAGACAAAGCCCCAGAAGAGTTGTTCCAAGATCTAGATGCTATTGTAGATGAACTACAGGCCAAATTTGACGCAATGAATGGTGATGACATGGGTGATGACATGGGTCCACCAGATGAAATGAAAGACGATTTCGATCTAGCCACAGTGCGTGAGTATGTAGAAAAAGTTGCAGGCGGTCATGGTGCAGAGAAGAAAGGCGGTGCAGAAGGCACATTTTCTGGCACAGGCGGATCTGCAGGTCCTGCTAACACAAAAAGTATTGTAGCAGGTAAAAACGACATGGGTGGCACAGCTTCTAACATTGCACAAAGCAAAGAAGAAGCAGTAACTTTGGCCAATCAAGGACATTTAAAGGGTTCCAGCCTATTTAAAGGCAACCCAAAAGAAGATAACGCAGGCAATATCAACGTTCCAGGCGGCAAGGCAGGTGGTGCTTTCAGTAAGAAAGAGCCAGGTCATGGTGCAGAGAAGAAAGGCGAAGCTGAAGGTAAATTCAGCGGAGCAGGTGGTTCTTCCGGTTCAGTTGATAAAGCAAGTCTTTTCCGTGGCCGTAGATAATAGGACGCAACGGTGAAAACTACCCTCAGTGAACAATTGAGTTTTGACCAGGCAAAGATTGTCTTGGAGAGCGAAGGCGAGGGCGATAAAAAATCGCTGCATCTGAACGGTATCTGCATTCAAGGCGATATCCGCAATCAGAATCAGCGAATTTATTCTTCTCAAGAGATTGGCAAGGCTGTCAAGACGCTCAACGAACAGATCTCCGGTGGATACTCTGTTTGCGGAGAGTTAGATCACCCGCAGGATTTAAAAATCAATCTAGATCGTGTTAGTCATATGATTACCAAGATGTGGATGGATGGTCCTAACGGCTACGGAAAACTAAAAATAATTCCCACTCCAATGGGTAATCTAGTACAGACCATGTTGGAGTCGGGAGTCAAGTTGGGTGTATCGAGCAGAGGCTCAGGCGAGGTAGATGGTAGTGGTAATGTTCAGGGATTTGAAATAATCACTGTAGACATTGTGGCACAACCCAGCGCCCCGGGAGCTTACCCAACTCCAGTATACGAACACTTGATGAATACAACAGGTGGATATAAGGCATTTACAATGGCAAAAGAAGTTCAAGGCGACCCCAAGGCACAAAAGTACCTAGCAGAGAATCTGGTGAAAATCATCAGAGGTCTCAAATAACAGTAGGAGAATCACATGCTAGACATCGTAAAACAATTGTTTGAAAACAATGTGATTTCCGAAGAAATAAAATCGGAAATTGAAACTGCTTGGCAAAGCAGAATTCAAGAAAACCGTGACCACGTCACCGCAACACTTCGTGAAGAGTTCGCACAAAAGTACGAACACGACAAGTCTGCTATGGTTGAAGCTGTAGAAGCTATGCTAACGGACCGCCTACAAGCGGAACTAGGCGAGCTAGCCGAAGACCGTCAAGGACTAATTGATGCCAGAGCACGTTATGCAGAAAAAATGACACAAGATTCTACCGCAATGGAATCATTTGTCATGAACAATCTGCGTAAAGAGTTGGCTGAATTGCATGAAGATCGCCAACGTGTAGCACACAATGTAACACAACTAGAATCCTTTATTGTGGATGCCCTAGCGAAAGAAATCGCAGAATTCCACGCAGATAAGAAAGATTTAGCTGAAACCAAAGTAAAATTGGTTCGCGAAAGCAAGGCTAAATTTGAAGCTATCAAGAAAGATTTTGTTGCTCGTTCTGCAAAAATCATTGAAGAAACAGTCTCTAAAGGACTTAAATCTGAAATGAATCAATTGCGTGAAGACATTGAAGCTGCTCGTAGAAATGATTTTGGTCGCAGAATTTTTGAAAGTTTTGCCAGCGAATATGCTGCCAGCCATCTTAATGAGAAATCAGAAACCGCTAAACTTCTAAAAGCATTTGCTGTAAAAGAGCAAGAACTTGAAGAAGCAGCAAAGATTGTTGCAGATACACAGAAATTAGTTGAAAGTCGTGAAACAGAATTACGCATTGCTAAAGATCAAGCCACTCGCAAAGAAACAATGAGCGAATTGCTAAATCCATTAGCAGGAGATAAAAAACAAGTAATGAAACAATTACTTGAATCTATTCAAACTGACAGACTACATGTAGCCTTTGACAAATACTTACCAGCTGTAATGGATGGTGGAGTACCAGTTAAAAAAGCACTTACAGAATCAAAAGAAATCACAGGCAATAAACAGGCACAATCAATCAGCAGCGACGATAAAACTGCTGAAATCATTGACATCCGCAGGCTTGCGGGACTAAAAGTTTAAGGAGAACTATAATGTCACAATTACTCGAGTCACGCTGGTCGGAAACCAAAGAAGCTCTTTTAGAAGGTCTTCAAGGTAACAAGCGTTCAGTAATGGCAACTACTCTAGAAAATACCCGCAAGTATTTGGCAGAGAGTGCCACTGCTGGAGCCACATCCGCCGGCAATATCGCAACACTTAACCGTGTTATTCTACCCGTCATTAGACGTGTAATGCCAACAGTTATTGCTAACGAGTTGGTAGGTGTCCAGCCTATGACTGGCCCAGTGGGTCAAATCCACACTCTACGTGTTCGTTACGCAGACAACTACACAGGCAGTACTGGTGACAGTGCAAGTGCTGGTGAAGAAGCTCTATCACCATTTAAGGTTGCAGAAGGATATTCTGGTAACACAAATGGCAGAGCTGATGCAACAGCAGCCAAAGAAGGTGCAGCTGGTAACAGAATGAGCATTCAGATCTTGAAACAAACAGTTGAAGCTAAGACACGTAAGTTATCAGCTCGCTGGACGTTTGAAGCTGCTCAAGATGCACAAGCCCAACAAGGCATTGACATCGAAGCAGAAATCATGGCTGCTCTTGCACAAGAGATCACAGCTGAGATCGATCAAGAAGTTCTACGTAGCTTGACAACACTATCTGGCACAGCCGTACTAACCTACGACCAGGCTACTGTTAGTGGTACTGCTACATTCGTTGGTGACGAACACGCTGCTTTAGCTGTTCAAATTAACCGTGCTAGCAACATCATTGCACAGCGTACACGTCGTGGCGCAGGTAACTTTGCAGTTGTTAGTCCATTTGCATTGACAATTCTTCAGTCTGCTACTACAAGCGCATTTGCTCGTACAACAGAAGGTACATTCGAAGCTCCTACAAACACCAAGTTTGTTGGTACATTGAACAGTGCTATGAAGATCTATGTTAACGGTTATGCCGCTGACAGTGCTCCAGTACTAATTGGTTACAAAGGTTCTTCTGAATCTGATGCAGCCGCTTTCTACTGCCCATACATTCCATTGATGAGCAGTGGAGTTGTACTTGATCCATCAACATTCGAACCAGTCGTATCATTCATGACACGTTATGGTTATGTTGAATTGACTAACACAGCATCATCTCTAGGTAACGCAGCTGATTATTTGGCTAACGTTGCTATCACTAGCGGTAATGTTAAGTTTGCTTAATTGCTGACTTTTACAACAAAGTTCAAAAAGGCTCTTCGGAGCCTTTTTGTTTGACTTAAATATCTGATGCAAATAAAAAGTGATAAAGATTTTACACAACTGAGAAATCAATTTTTAGTTTGGCGAAAACGATTTCCTATGTTTGTTCACGATGTACAACAAATAGAAAAAATTATAGACAGACACATACAGCAGCACAGTAAAATTATGGTCTTGCATAGACAAACACATAATAGAAGTTACTTAGAAAAAGCACAACTAGAAATAGATTCTATAAACAGAACATTAGCCACAGTTGAAAAACTAGAGTTAATGTCAATGCTGAGTCGCGGATAAATAAAGTATCATAAAGTAAGAGCCGTAAAATCGGACTTATGCGGAACCCGCCGCGTATGATTTAAAAAATCACTAGGAGAAACAAATGGGACGTTCATTAAAGAAAGACATATTTGGTACAGATGTACAAGGTTTAAACAACCTCGGTAATACCGGAATTGCAGTAAGCGGATATTTTGGTGGCGCTTTATCTACAGACTACGTATTAATCAAACAACGTGGTGCTAACACATATGTAGTTGCAAAAAAAGAAACATTTACAGCAGACACTAGCAACGGTACTGCAACACTACTCAACATGAGTGATCAAGTTGAAGTTACTATCGGTGATGAGATTTCAGGTGCCGGTATTCCAACAGGTACAAGAGTATTATCTATTGACAGTGCAACTCAAATAACAATGACTGCAAATGCAACTGCAACTGCTAG